TAGCATAGGACTTGTTTTAAAAGTTGGTCCTGATGCATATAAAGATAAAGAAAGATTTCCAAAAGGAGCTTGGTGTAAAGAAAAAGACTGGGTAATTTTTGGAAAATATGCTGGTTCAAGAATTAGAATCGAGGGCGGAGAAGTTAGACTTATGAATGACGATGAAATTTTAGGGGTTATTGAAGATCCTGAAGATTTCCTACAATCATGATAGGAGCTAAATCATGCAAACAAATATAGAGCAAGATAAGAGAGAAGAGATTGAAGTAGAACTACCTGAAGAAGAAAAGGTAGAAACACAACCTCAGCAACAGGAAACTGTACAAGAGCAACCTGAACAAGAAGTTCAAGTCGAAGAAACTCAGGACAGTCAAGATGAGGTTGAAAACTATTCTGCTAAGGTCAAATCTAGAATAGATAAATTAACCAAAAGATTAAGAGAAGCTGAAAGACGAGAAGAGGCAGCCTACGCTTATGCCAAAGGTGTACAGCAAGAAAAAGAAAAAATTCAGGGTGCATATCAAAAGTTAGATAAAAACTATATTGATGATCTCTCTAAATCTGTTGATGACAGACTAGTAAGTGCAAAAGAAAAATTAAAGACCGCAATTACTAATCGAGATGTTGATGGACAGATTGCAGCTAACGAATTAATTGCAAAACTAACTATAGATAGAGAAAGAATTGCTTTTTCTAAGCAACAAAATGAAGAAAATGCTGAAGAAAAGCCTTCTGAAACAGTGCAAACACAACCACAACAACCAGTGACACCAAAACCTGATCCAAAAGCAGTGGAATGGGCAAGAAAGAATGATTGGTATGGTGATGATGAGGTAATGACAGAATCTGCTAAGGCAATTCATCGTGAACTTATAAGAAATGGTGTTGATCCTACCTCAGAAGAATACTATAGTAGTATTGATAAGAAAATTCGTGAATATTTTCCTCAGAAATTTAATGAAGAGGAAAATGTAGAAGTCGACAGTAAACCGATCCAGCCTGTTGCTTCTACCACACGCACTAACACCAAAAAAGCTGGTCGCAAAGTAGTAAGACTCACTCCGTCACAAGTAGCAATGGCGAAAAGACTAGGAGTGCCAATCAATGAATATGCTAAATACGTGAAGGAGGCATAAATGGAAAGTACAAATGTAAAAAAGACTTCACGCTCTTCAGAGACCCGTGAAAAAACTGTTCGTAAAAGAGGTTGGGTTCCTCCATCATCACTCGAAGCCCCTGAACCACCTGAGGGATGGCACCACAGATGGATCAGAGCTGAAACACGAGGACTTGCCGATGATAAAAATGTCATGGGAAGGATTCGTTCTGGATATGAGTTTGTTAGGGCTGATGAATATCCAGACAGGAGCGATCTACCAAAATATGAAGACGGTAGATACAAAGGCGTAATCGGAGTAGGTGGTTTGATACTGATGAGGTGTCCTATTGAAGTTAAAGAAGACCGAGAAGAATATTTCTTGCGTCAAACACAAGGACAAAAAGAATCAGTGGAAAATGATATTTATCGAGACGAACACCCTAGCATGCCAATCCAAGCGGAGAGGCAAAGTAATGTGACTTTTGGACCGAAGACCAAAAAATCTTAAGTCTGAAAGTTGGTTATTAACAACTTAGACTAAAGGAGTCAAAAATGGCAAATATAGATAGTATATTTGGATTCAGACCAGTTAAAGGTCAAGGTGCTGGTTATACCGCAGTAGGTTCTAACGAGTACGTGATCGCTAACGGTGAATCCTCAGCTATATATCAGGGTGATCCAGTTGTTTTAAATGCAAATGGTTCAATCTCTGTTGGTTCTTCTGCGGGCGCTGAGTTGATAGGGATTTTTAACGGTTGTTTCTATGATGATCCTACAACAAAGAAACCAACTTTTTCTAATTTCTATCCAGGCGGTGTCGCACAGGACAATATGAAAGCGTTTATATTCGATGATCCTAACATGCTTTTCGAAGTTAAGGTTGACGATACAAACGGCGGTCAAGCTCAGGTAGGAAGCAATGCAAACATTGCAACTTACTCAGCTGGTTCTAGCAACGATGGTGTATCTAATGTTGCATTAGATGGTAGTTCTTTTGCTACCGATGCTGGTGCAAATTTTAGAGTAGTGTCTTTAAGCACTGATCCAGATAACAGTGATTATACAGCAGCTAATGCTTCAATCATTGTTAAGATCAACTTACACTCTCTAACTGATACAACAGGCGTATAAGCAGGAGGTTAAACTATGGCAATATCAAGACAACAACTAGTTAAAGAACTAGAGCCAGGGTTAAACGCACTGTTTGGCCTGGAGTACGATAAGTACGAAAATGAACACGCAGAAATCTTTGATCAAGAAACATCAGAGAGAGCTTTCGAAGAAGAGCAGATGCTCGTAGGCTTTGGTAACGCAAGAACCAAAGCTGAAGGTGCTTCTGTAACATTCGATTCAGCACAAGAATCATTCACAGCTCGTTATACACACGAAACAATTGCGTTAGCGTTTGCTATAACAGAAGAAGCAGTGGAAGATAATCTTTATGACAGATTGTCAGCAAGATATACTCGTGCATTAGCTCGATCAATGGCTTACACAAAGCAGATCAAAGCTGCTGACGTATTAAACAACGCTTTTGCAGCAGGTGGAGCAGCAGGAACAAATCCTGGTGGTGATGGTGTATCACTTATCAACACAGCTCACCCAACCGCATTAGGTGGTACTTTCTCAAACAGATTGGCAGTTGATGCTGACCTTAATGAAGCTTCATTAGAGCAGGCATTAATTGACATTTCTCAGTTTGTAGACGAGAGAGGATTATTAATCGCAACTAGAGGTAGAAAACTGATTATTCCAGTACAATCTCAGTTCGTGGCTGATAGAGTCTTAAGTTCACCAAACAGAGTAGGTACAGCAGACAATGATATCAACGCATTAAGAAACATGAATATGATTCCTGAGGGTTATGTAGTAAACCACTACTTAACTGACACAGATGCGTTCTATATCAAGACTGATGCTCCTAATGGTTTCAAACACTTCGTAAGAACTCCATTGACAACAGCAATGGAAGGTGACTTTGAAACAGGTAACATGAAATACAAAGCTAGAGAAAGATATAGCTTCGGCTTCTCTGATCCTAGATGTGTATTCGGTACTTCTGGTGCATAATTAATTAAATATTAATTAGATTAAAGGGGGCTTTCATGCCCCCTTTTTTTATGTTAATTTATAAAAATATTAACCCCAAGACGCTTAGGCGACTACTAATAAGGAGGTAGACATGGGAACAACTACATTTTCGGGTCCAGTTAAAGCTGGAACGATTAAAGACACAACAGGAACTACTCTTGGCACAGACGTTAAGAATGTAGGTTTTGTTGTAATGGGACAATCAGCTTATGCTGATATCCAAGGCGCATCTCACCTAAATCAAGTTATTGCAACAATTCCTGCAAATTCACAAATTACTGATGTTGTATTAAACGTAACAGAAGTAAACAATGACTCTGGTGCAGCTACTGTATCTGTTGGTACTGTTGCTGATGCAGATGCTTTTATTGCAACAGCTAATGTAAAAGCTTTAGGAACTACTTATGGAACTCTTGATACAGAGGCATCAAATGTTGGTTCAACAGATATTCAAGTGGTAGCTGACTTTACAGGAGCTAGTGGTGATGCCACAACCGGTAATGCTACAGTAACTGTTAAGTATTTACAAAATAATCAAATAGCAATTGCTGGTGACGTACCTGCGTAAGGAGTAAATTATGGCTAACACAGTAACAGGACCTACAATTCAGTTTCAGGGCGATAGAAAGCTAATTAATACTGTTTTTGTAGCTTGTGACGGTGGAAGTGCTAGTTCAATTACTCTGGTCGATGTTTCTACCCTCGCTGAATTTAGAGGTAAAGCATGTACAAAAGTATCCTTGAATAAAATTTGGTATCAGGGTGGTGGAACAGCTAACGCTTCTGCCACCATGACATGGGATGCTACAGCAGATGTTCCATTCTTATCATTAAACTACGACAATAATTTTGATTTTTCTGAATTCGGAGGCTTAAATAATACTGAAGCTGCTGGATATACAGGAGATGTAAAATTAGAAGTTCCTGCAACCACTGTTGCTGGTCAGGAATTTGCAGTTTGGTGTGAGTGGATAAAACATTATGAGTAAAGACAAGCAACCACCAAAAACAAAAAAATATTTCCGCTCCACTAAATCTGGGGCGGGAATGACTAAAGCAGGAGTAGCTCGTTATCGAAGAGATAATCCTGGTTCAAAATTAAAAACAGCAGTCACAGGAAAAGTAAAACCTGGAAGTAAAGATGCAAAAAGAAGAAAGTCTTTTTGTGCAAGATCTGCTGGTCAAATGAAAAAGTTTCCCCAAGCAGCAAAAGAT